TTGAAATTGAAGACCAAATCATTGAAACCATAAACGGCGATTTTACCTTTACAGCAGGCCGTGTAATGGTCGATACGAATGCACAAGTTGGAATCAATGTAGATGGCACTGGATTCTCAAATCTCGCTCGCTTGAAGTCATGGAATCCAAATCGTGTCTTTCCCACGGAAGGAGGAAAACTCATGATACCTTTGAATTTCTTCTTCAGCCGTGCGAAACTCAAGGAGGCCTTTCCACTCATTGCGTGCCGTGAAGGAACGGTTCGAATCCATATCACTCTACGGCCGTTTGTAGATTGTGTACGGATTGCCAACGGCCTCCGCTCCTCCTGTACAAGCACGCCACTTGGAGAGACGTTCAGTTTTATTGATAATGGATTTCCCTTCCGACCCACGATTCAAATCACGGCGGCAGGTGATCCACCCGCTTTTGAAGATTTCAAGTTAGTCACCTATGGAGCCTATATAACCGGTCTCATACGTGAACGTATGCTCTACACACCGTTTGAAATGCTCTATCGTGGAGTCCAAACATTCACTTTTTCCGAGCCTATGAAATATTTAGTGAATAAATCAGCAGGTGACACAATTACTGTACAGTTGCCCCTAGAGGCGAATCATCCTATGGAGGAGATTATCTGGTTTGTTCGGCGCAAGGCAGCCATCATTGAAAACAATGAATGGACTAATTATACATCTGTAATCAGTGCTGAATACGATCCCATATTCAATCCACCGAAGCCGTTTGTAGTCTCTGCGGTCATACAAGTCAACGGAATTGAACTGATTCGTGCAGAGGAGGAGTATTTCCGTCAACTTCTGAGTCGGCATCATCTTGGAGGCATCACTTCGTATAGTTCCTATATCTATGGCTATCCAATTGCGAGAAAACCATCTGATCATCAGCCGAGTGGAACCCTCAATGCATCGCGAGCACAGAGTTTGCGCTTAACGCTCACCGTGAGCCCACCTGGTGGAGCATACAATCAAGAATGGGAAGTGGTGGTTTATGTCCTTGGCCTACGTTGGCTCCGTTTCGAGAACGGCATCGGTAATCAGATGTTTGATAGTTAAGTAGGCAAAAATTTGAAGTTGTATATTTGCCCAATAATTTGTATCACAAAATGGCCACTCCTCGTCGTTTCAACAAGTATCCAAATCGGGTTGAGAAGGAGCCAAAATGTGCACATACCTTTGCAAAGACTCTCTTTGAAAATGAAGGTGCAAAGTTTGAGAATAACTCTCTTACAAATTCAGGTTGGGCTCATATTCATGTCGCCTTTATCGTAAAGCGTGGTAAGATTCTTGCAGAGGCTTGTAATCAGTTCGGTGCTCGTCACATGGGATGTGGATATTCTGACTGGAGTATTCATGCTGAGCGTGCAGTCGTGAAGAAGATTGGTAATACTGACTTGCTTCGTGGAGCCGATATGTATGTCTTTCGCATGGGTCGCACACCACAGAGTCGCTTCTCACAACCGTGTCAGTCATGCGAGGTCTTCTTGAAGAAGTGTATGAAGGAGTATGGCCTGCGGTTTGTCTTCTATTCTATCTAACGGGCTCATAGATAGATGGTCGCGGCGCTCCTCAAAATCCTACAGTCTGGAATTCAAGATGTGCGACTCCTGGCTCCAAAGGGTCAGCCAAAAATCGATTTTTTCAAGAAAGTTTTTATCAAGGCGGGGCGATTTACAACGCAGTGGTCACGAATTGATTTCGACCAAATTCCGGATTTTGGAAAGTCGGCGACCATCACATTGCCGCGACAGGGGCATTTAATTAGTCGTCTGTATCTGGTTGTGAATCTGCCCGATATTGTAGGTGCGCAACTCGCTGCTCAGGCCGCCGCCACTGCCGCTGGACAGACTTTACTTGGTCCGACCTTCGGCTGGACAAATTCTCTCGGCCATGTGCTTGTTAGCAGTGCACAGATTGATATTGGTGGAAGTCGCACAGAAGTGTTGGATTCACAGTTACTTGAAGTTCTCGATGAGTTTCGCACACCTCTGGAGAAGGTTACATCAGTCAATCGACTCATAGAACGCTACGATAATGGCTTTACGAAGAGAACAATCGGTTGGGATCCGCGGAAGCGCCCAGCACAAGTGGCCGTGCCGCTGCCCTTCTGGTTCAGCCGAGGGGATGCTGGAGCCTTCTTGCCGATTGACGCAATCAGTACAGATTCTGTGCGACTCACCATTAACTTTGCGCCTATTGCGGATACTTATGTAAGTGATGTCATAACGGATCCGACAATCGCACTTCAACTGGGTAAGGTCTATCCGCCTATTCTAGGCTCTCCGTTCTATGTGGAGAATCCTGCAGGTACATTTACGTATGGTGGACAAGCGGCGTCGATTCTTCCTGGAATCACTATGCCTCTCATACAATCATTTGGAGATACATACTTAATGGCGGAATACATCTATCTTGACAAGGCCGAAGCGAACCGCTTCCGTCTTGCTGATATTTTATTGCCCATTCCGCAGCACTACAAGATTGAACCGTATGATACACAGAATTTTCCTAAAGTCTCCGTTCCTCTTCGTATTCCCAATCCTACCCGTGATCTTTTCTTCTATGCAGGGCGGTATGAGGCCCCAAGTTATAATGCACCCTTCTTGGCAACGCGTGATCTGAGTGGTGCTGATTATACTGTTGCACCTTGGTGGCCTGATGCGAGTGGTCTAAATGCCGCATATTTTACAGGCGACTATGCACCAGGGTTTAGCACGCGAGACTCAGATCCTATTAGTGATATTGCGTTTATCTATGAAGGTCGACTTGTACGATACGGTACAGAGGTCTCCTCACTGTTTCGTACGATTCTGCCGAGCATCAATCAGAGAAAATCACCATGGCTCAATCGATATTACTACAATTTGCCGTTTGGTGTTATGAATGGATTTATGGCACCGAGTCAACCATCTGGTGAGGCTAATCTTGATAAGATTCGGCGAATTGACCTTGAATTGACAATGGCTCCTGGTCGTGGATGCACAACAGGTACGGGTGTAGAGAGATTCTGGATTTATATTTGGGCGGAGACGTATAATATCTTTCGTATCTATGGTGGTCGTGCTGCGCTGATGTTCGCCTACTAAACGCAGTTTAGAAGGCCGTGCGCTTACAAAAGTAAAAAATTTGAAGTTTATTTGCTACCTATATGATTGTATACAAAATGACACAGCAACCCAACTATACCGAAATGAATCAGCGTATCGCATTGATTGAGGATACTATGGAGAGGGCATCAGGTCTTTACTCTCATATCCTTCAGTCAGAGAATGGAGTATCCTTTGAAGCCTATACCGAGTTACGTGAACTCTATACTGAAATTACAGATTCAATTAATGATTACTTTGAGTACCTTTCTACGGTTGGTATCCCGCAGAAGGACTCCTATCTGTTTGAGTGGCTTTATGGAAAGTACTATCACATTGAGAGTATTCAGGAGATTGATGCGCTTCTTGAGGATTTAGATGAACAGGCTCGCGCGGAAGAACTCAGTACAAATTTAAACTCCTCTTAAGAAGAGAACAATGTCTGCTGAACCTGGATACCTCTACTGTATGACAAATCCTCTTTTTGATGGTATGGTCAAGGTTGGTTTCACCAATATGAACCCTGCGGAAAAGGCCGAGGAACTCTCAAATGGTCCCGTTCCGATTCCCTTCGAAGTGGCCTTTGCAAAGAGAGTGATTGGCGCTAATGAAAAGGAGAAGGTTCTTCATAAATTACTTGAGAAGTATACGAGCCGTGTGCATCCTGCAAAGGATTTCTTTAAGGTGAGCAAGGAGTCTATTGCCGAGTTTTTTGAATTGATTGAAGGTGAAATGTGGAGTGTAGATGCTGCTATTTCAGCCGATATCTGGAAGGTGTTGACGGACCGTGTATTTGAGATTCTTAAGAAGGAATACCCGAAGTGGTCACTTGTCAATCTTGGACAGGCCAAAATGCGTGTAGCCAGTGCAATCAAAAATAAGTATGGTGTTAACACCAACCCTACAGTTGAACAGGTGAGGGAGGCGATGGCATTAGACAGCGTGGCTCAGGTCTGAGTCCCTCTTCATATAGGAAAAGACTACAATGTAAATGAATACAATGGCGCATGCTATTGAAACCAAGACAAAAGTTGTAATACCACAAACATTAAGAGCCCTGTGATACAGTCTCTTATGCTTTATGAAATGTTGTAGAATAATTTCATTGCTTTGGGAACAATCACAACATGTCCTGCGATGTTGAATCTGAGTAAATGGAACTGTTTCACCATCTGGAATTTCAACGGATTCAGACGAATCGTGACGGGTCATCTCTATCCATACTTTCAATAAGTAGATTTAAGTTGTTTCTGACGGTTTAGTCTCTGCTTCAAGAACACGGAAATTGTTTAGAGGAGTCACCCTTCGAAAGCGCTGACCTGTGATGACAGTGCTCATCTCAAAGGTTCGTGCCTCATCAAAATGCCTATTTGTCTTCTGCGCCTCTTCCTTTTGAAGTGTGCTTCGCAGACGGTCAGCAAGTGTATTCATACACTTATCAGTAGCATGAAGAGGAGAAGAAGGTGGAGCGTCTGTAGGTTCAGGCACAGTATCATCAACCATTGCATAGACATTTGGCTGAATCGGATTGGCAATCTCATAAAACGAATAGGAACGAGATGCACGCGGCTTTAGATTCTTAATTGAGACCTTTGTAAGAGGTTTCTGTATCGATGGAGGTAGTTCAGCAAAGGGTGGAGTTGTAGGAATATGAATAATAGGCTCTACCTTTACAGGTAGAAGTCCTGAAATCTCGTCATCATCGTCATCATAAGCAAGGGATGCAAAGCGATTCGCACTCATGGATGCTTTTTAACATGAGTGGTGAGTCATGTCAAGTTCAAATTTAGGTAGGGGAAAATTTGTTTTATATGGGCGTAGTAAGAAAAGGCAGAATGAATCTCGTTATCGTCGAATCACCTGCAAAATGTCAGAAGATCCAAGGATTCTTGGGACCAGGCTGGCGCGTCATTGCTTCTATGGGACACATCCGTGCACTTGAAGAGGATTTGGGAGCCGTTGGACTTGAAACCGATTTTGAGCCGCGATTTCAATGGCTGAAAGAAAAGTCAAAAGCAATTGCATCATTGAAGGAGGCAGCACAAGGGGTGACAAAGGTCTATCTGGCAGCAGATGATGACCGTGAAGGTGAAGCCATTGCATACTCTGTGGCACTTCTTCTAAAGTTGCCTGTGACGACAACGGCGCGAGCCGTGTTCCATGAAATTACTGAGAAGGCAGTCAAGGCTGCGGTTGCGAAGCCGCGTATTTTGGACATGAATCGGGTAAATGCGCAACAGGCGCGGGCTGTACTTGACATGATGATTGGCTATACAATTAGTCCGCTACTCTGGAAGCATATTGCGCATGCACTCAGTGCAGGTCGTTGTCAGACACCTGCTCTGCGACTCGTCGTGGACCGTGAACGAGAGATTACAAACTTCAAAGTGAGTTCCTCCTGGCGAGTCAAGGGAATCTGGTCTGATCTGCCTTCAGCCATGACAGAAGATCTGGACGATGATGAATCGGCTCAGAATTATTTGGAGAATATCTACAATGTGATGGAGGGAACTGTACAGAAGGCGGAGACACGCCCATGGACTGAGTCTGCACCACGACCGTTGATTACAAGTACGCTACAGCAGGAGGCGAGTGCTTTGCATGCGATGAATCCGAAGTTCACTATGCAGGCGGCTCAGCGTCTTTATGAAGCAGGTCATATCACCTATATGAGGACGGATAAGGCAGTAATTTCGGAGGAGGCTGTAACTGCGGCACAAGCATGGGTAAGAGCAGCATTTGGTGTTGAGTATGTTGGTGCAATTGTTGTTGCACCGCCTCCTGCGCCTGCAGCCAAGAAAAAGGGAAAGGCTGCAGAGGTGCCCACAGGGCCCACAGGGCCCACAGTGCCACAGGCTCAAGAGGCACACGAGGCCATTCGTCCCACTCACTTTGAACTGACTGAACTTCCTGCTACAGAAGACTGGTCAGCACCAGATCGCAAGGTCTATAAACTCATTTGGAATCGCGCAGTCCAGAGTGTTATGGCCACATGTCGTGGAGATACTCGCAAACTCATCTTCAGGGCAAACGGCGACCCCTGTGAATTTGATTGGACCACTGCTGTAAAGCGCACAACCTTTCAGGGCTGGCGGCGTCTTGGTGCTATCGCAAATCTTGATGAAGAGGAGGAGACTGCGGATGCTGAAGCCGAACTCTGGAAGAAGGTGAGTGGCATCGATGTGGGGGCGACACTCAGATGGTCTAGTCTTGAAGCGTATCCACATGAAACAAAGGCGGCAGGACGATTTACAGAGGCGACTCTTGTTCGTGAACTGGAGAAGAAGGGCATTGGTCGTCCAAGCACCTTTGCGGCTCTTCTTGCGTCGATTCAGGATAAAAAATATGTAGAGAAGGTGAATAAGCCTGCTCAGAAGGTTCAGCGGACACGCTACAAGATTGTGCCGAATCAGTGGCCGGCAACACGTGAGACCTTTGAACAGAGTATGGGTGCCGAGAAGGATAAGTTGGGCCCGACGCCCCTTGGTGAACGGGTCATGGGATTCTGTGCAGATAAGTTCAGTGACCTATTTGACTATGGATTCACTGCACTTATGGAGACGCGACTGGATAAGATTGCGGAAGGAACTGAAGAATGGAAGAAGGTTCTTCGTGATACATGGACATCCTATAAGGAGCGCTATGAGACTCTAAAGGCAGTGCCGTCGGCGATTGTCAATTCTGAGCGTCAGAAGGAATTTGGAGATGGCCTCAAGGCAGTCCAGTCAAAGAAGGGGCCCCTGATTCTCATTGAGGACAAGGATGATAAGGAGAACACGAAGTTCTATGGATGGCCAGAAGGGATTAAGTGGGATGACCTGACCGAGGAGATGGTGCGAGCCTTTGTAGAGAAGAAGAAGGTTGAAATGGGTGGTGACTTGGTGGGGACGATTGATGGAAAGAAGGTTGAAAAGAAGAAGGGTCCGTTTGGAGTCTATGTGGTGTGGGGAGATGTTAAGTTGAGTATTGAGGGCACTGAGACAATGGAAGAGATTGAGAAGAAATTGCGTGAAAAGGCTGGGGCTACACTTCATGTGCTTGGACCCTTTGAGTTTCGTAGGAGTCAGTACGGTATCTATATGTTTAAGAAGGATTTGAAGGAGAAGAAGTTTGCTGGGGTTCCTGATGGACTTGATATCAAAGCGCTCACAGAGGCAGAGGCTGTTAAGATTTATCAAGAGAGCCTGAAGAATAAGGCGAGGAACTTTACACCTGGCGGTGGTGGTCGTGGAGGGGCTAGGGGCCGCGGAGGCGGCAGGGGTGGATTTAGGGGCCGCGGCAGGGGTCGTGGGGGTGCACAGGCATAAATTTGAGGTATATGTGTCGAAATATTTTTTGTATGAAATGGTCGGCGTATCAGTCATCACCTCCACTGCGAATCGAGCGCGATTCATGCCACGGCTTATCACTATGTATACGTACCAGACATATCCACATGAAGATATGGAGTGGATTATTCTAGATGATGGTGAAGAGTCTGTAGAAAAATTCTTTACTGATCTCTGTCTACCCAATCTTCGCTACATTCGTTCTGAAACGCGGCAGCCTATGGGAATGAAGTTGAATCGACTTGTATATGAGGCGCGTGGTGAAATTATCGTGGTTATGGATGATGATGATTATTATCCTCCTGAGCGTGTTGCGACTGCAGTTGCTGCATTTGCGGCAAATCCATGGTGTGAAGTAGCTGGAACGAGTCTTGTCTATATGTATTCAACGGCCACGGAAGAAATCTTTAGTGCAGGACCTTATCATAAGAAGCATGCGCTGAATTGTACACTTGCGTGGAAGAAGTCCTATAGTGAAAAACAACTCTTTGATCCCGCTGAAGTCTGTGCGGTTGAAAAAAGGTTCCTCCGCGGATTTACTGTTCCTATGATTCAATTGAAGCCTTCTGAAACAATTCTTCATGTGATTCATAGTTCAAATACATTTGACAAGACAAAAACGGATCAGATGAAGTTGACTGACCTTAGGCTTGAAGACTTCATCAGTTATTCTGAACTTCGTGCGGCCTTTGCCAACTAAACTCTCGTTCTTTCAAAAGATTTTTTTTGTAAAGAGTAGATGTCAACGCCTGCCGCCGCAGCCATTAGTGGCCTTGCTCCCATTCAAGAACCTACAGAGTCATTTAGTGCAGCCTCCACAGCACCAAACACACCTACTGCGGGTGTTGTAAAGGACTTATCAGGGAATGTACGCAAGGGAAAGTTTCATAACGGTTGGACAGAGGAGCAAGAAGAACTCATGGCGAAGTGGGCTGATATTGCAGCATGCTATCGATGGCTACATGACCGCTGTGAAAAGCAGTATTCACGGGCAAATATGCGAATGACCGTGCCTGTTATTATCCTCACGACACTTACGGGCACTGCGTCCGTTGGCTTGGGGCAACTTGTTGGGGATGATCGTGATAATCAGAAATATGCGCAATTTGCGATTGGTGGTGTATCGCTTGTTGCAGGAATTATGACTACACTTGGAAACTTCTTCCGATATGCACAACTGAGCGAGTCGAATCGTGTTGCCTCGATTCAATGGGGCAAGTTTCAGCGTCAAATTGCTGTTGAACTCTCACTCCACCCGAATGACCGCATTGATTCAATGGACTTTCTGAAAATCTGTCGCGCGGAACTTGACCGTATGATTGAACAGGCGCCTCCGATTCCCGACAATATTATTGCAATGTTCGAAAAGGAGTTCAAGGACTTACCTACACTTGCAAAGCCTGATATCTGTCACGGAATTGAACATACGACAGTCTTCAAAGACAAGAAATCACGCCTCAAACAGATTGCATCCGAAATCACATTGATGATGTATCACAAAAAGAAACTCATGCGCGAGCAAGTTCTTCCCGACTTAGATGCCCGTATTGAACGGCTGATTGATTCAAGAATTACAGAGATTCGTGCTGAGCATCCTGTTATTATTGAGCCAACGGGTGATGGCCCTAAAAAGGAATCTGCATTAAAACGGGCGCATACACTCTTTGATCCGCATTCGCGCAGAATCTTGATACCTGCTGCGCCAACAAAGAATAAGGAGGCTCCACTTTTAAATAAAGTGGTAGTCTTCGATACAATTGAGGAAAAGAAAGTATAAACCAGGGATAGAATGGACTTTGATTTTCCGATACCTCACAATTTTACACTATGTGAAGAGGAATCAACTATTTCTTTTGACCAGGCGCTACAAGTAATGGAACTTCTTGGAGATGATTGCTGGGCTCTCTACGTTGAGAACAAGAAGGGTGAGCGTCACATCTATGTAAATAGTTATGCAACGCGCTACACTCGTGGTAATGTAAATAATACGGAATCTGATAAGTACATACCGAATCTAATGTATGAGATGGAGCAGTTCTGCCGCGATCAGGTGTTTGCTGAGCGCAAGAAGTTTATTAACACACTTCGTGCTGGCTACATGGTTCACATGGTCTTCGGATTCAACACCTTTGAACATATTGTTCTGGAGAAGGTGGATGAGAAGAAATTCCTCTTTAATCGCTACATGACCGGTTCTCTGAAGCCTACGAAACTATTTGAGTAAAAATTTGAAGTATATTGACATCCATATGTATTGTACATCAATACACCATGGCTGACAAGAAGAATCTCATTATCGGTGAACTCGAGACAATGGAGCAGGGAGACATTATCCGAGGAGAAAAGTTCAGTGCACTTGCCTATCGCAAGGTTATTAATGCATTGCGTCCTCTTCAGACAATTCGAACTATTGAAGATGTCGCAGGCATCAAGGGCATTGGCGTCAAGATTAAGGCGAAGATTCAGGAGATTCTTGATACTGGACGACTAGAGGCGGCAGCCCGAACTCGCACTGAACTCAAGATGGATCTCTATGATCAACTTCTCAAGGTTCACGGCATCGGTCCTGTTAAGGCGCGTGAACTTGTGGCCGCAGGTGTCACAAGTATTGAAGATCTACGGACTAAGACGCGTCTTCTCAATGATGTCCAGGTCATGGGCCTCAAGTACTATGAAGACATTCTTCTGAGGATTCCTCGTGAGGAGATGCTGGCTCATCAGAAGTGGCTCAAGGCGGCTCTACCCGCTGAGTGCCAGGGAGATATCGTAGGAAGTTTCCGTCGACAGGCTGAGACCTCTGGAGATATTGATATGCTCATTACGATTCCTGATCTAGATGCTAAACCTGCGGTACAGAAGAAGGTCTTTCATGACTATGTAGAGAAGTTGCGCAGGTCCGGCTATATCAAGGACATCCTTGCACTTGGCGACAAGAAGTGTATGGCTGTCGTCAAGTTGAGCGAGACGGCAAAGGCACGGCGTTTGGATCTTCTGCTTACACCCTACAAGGAATATGCCTATGCGGTCTTGTACTTTACGGGTTCAGATGTCTTCAATGTCGCCTTCCGTCGCCATGCTCTTGAGAAGGGCTATACACTCAATGAGCACATCCTGAAGCCTCTTGCTACCGATGCAGTGGCTGCACCCTTCATGCCAGATGAACAGGCCATCTTTGAGTTTCTACGGCTTGTTTACGTTGAGCCGGCGAATCGTGTTGGCGAAAAGGCGGTGACAAAGATTTCAGAGTAGAAGATAGATGCTCGCATTCTTAATTATTGGATTATTCAGTCTTTTTAATTCTGAAGCAGCACCTCCTGGCGCAGGTGTTATTTTACTTCGGAACCAAGAAGTCCTTCTTGTAAAAAATGCATATACCGGCTCATGGGGATTTACAAAAGGAACTCATGAAGAGTATGATGAGTCCTATCTAGCGAATGCCATTCGTGAAGTGATTGAGGAGTCTGGATACTATGAAGGCATGGATTATACACTCTATGATGGACCGTGTACATTTGGAAAGAGGCCTTATTGGTTTGGTATAGTCCATACACATACGCCAGTTCGAATGAATCATACAGACCACATAGATATCAAGTGGCACACAGTGAATGGAAAGATTAAAAATCCTAATAAGGACCTTGAAGCGTGGATGGATAAGGGGCGACCCGTGAAGTGCCCAAAAATTTGAGTTTAAACTCTCTGCGACTTAATAATCAGAAAGAATGAGTGCACCTATTACCACTGCCCCCATTGTAGCCGTTGCAGATGCGCCCAATGATAATGTAAATGACCTGACTAGTTTACCTAATCTGATTAAGACATGGAAGGCGCTTGCGGATGAGACCAAGGAACTCAAGGATCAGATGCGTGAGAAGACTAAGCGTCAGAAGGCTCTGGAGGAGATGATTCTGCAATCAATGAAGCGGAATAACATTGGTGCTCTCGACCTGAAGAGCAGCGGTGGTCGTATTCTCTACCGTCGTAAGACTTCAAAGGAGTCGCTGGGTAATAAGAATATCCAGCGGCTACTTGGAGAGCATCTGAAGTCTGAGACGAAGGCTGCTGAAGTGATGAAGTATTTCGAGGAGCACCGCGGTTCAAAGGTGAAGGAGAGCCTGCTCTACGAGACTGAGTGATGCGTAAGAAAAATCTATCACTAGAACAGAAATGAACGGCGGTTTAATCACCGGTGCCACGCGTGCGGTTGTTGAGGGTATGTCCGGCTCACCTGCTGCGGAGAAGAGTCGTGATACTTATGTGGAACTTGTTGCGATGATCATTGCTTTTGTTATCACACTCGTGATCCTTGCCTTTATTGGCCAACTCCTCTGGAACAATGTAATCGTTGATCTCTTTTCTTTTGCTCGCCCTGCTAAATCAGTCTGGCAAGTTCTGGGATTATTTATTTTTGTGTCCTTGATACGACCGTAAATTTGAGTAGGTGATTTATTGTTATATAAAGTACCCCTTTGTATAGTTGAAAAATGATTGTATCGTATTTCAACTGTAGTCAGTTCAAGCAAAAGCATCTTCTTGCAGTTCTCTTTGGCATTGCCTATGCGTTCTCCTCAGCAGGTGAAACTCTTGCGATTAAAAGTCTAAACTACAATACTCCATCGCTAAGTTTACCAGGATATACTGCTCTCTTGAGCAATCAGATGTGGATTTTCATGATTCCCATCTATGTGTATCAGCGGCAAGTATCGATTTCTTCTATGACCCTAGAGCACTTTGTTCAATATACGGGTATGGGTGTTCTCACCTTTATTGTGAGTATTCTTCGTAGTGTAAGTGTAAATGTAATTCCAGGAAGTGTCTTTACAATTCTCATAAGCACGAGTATTGTATTTAATATGCTGCTGAGTTATCTCTATCTGAACAAAAAGTTTAATGCCTGGCATATTGGAGCAGCGACCTATTGCATTGCCTCTGCACTTAGTATTTCAATCTCTGTCTTTACGACTGATAGTTATGGAAATTTTCAAGTGGGCATACCCTCTGCACTTGGTGCCTCCTTCTTTGTCGCCTGTATGACTGTATGGCAAGAATATCTACAGTCAACCTGGATAGATGTTAATATGCGAATCATTGAAATGACGCTTATTGCGAGCCTAGAGGCATCTGCTCTCACAGTTGCCTTTAGTATAATTACAAAAGAGATTACCCAATGGAATAGTGATCTCAGTAGTCTAGCTGCAACATATCAAGGGTTGCTGCTTCTAACAGGTGTAAGTGTAGCACTTCCTATACTCAAACTTGTTATTCGAAATAGTAAATATGCAACGATTCAGTATGCGAATGCATTCTTCTTCGAATTTGTACAGGCATCTGGAGCCTTACTTGGTTCTCTAGCAAATATTCTTATCTTCGCTGAACCTTGGGGACCTGGATATATTGTGTCTCTGTTGCTACTCGCAGCCAGTTTTGCCATTTATACTAAAGCACGTCTTGTCTCAAAAGAGGCATCTGTTAAGAAGGCTCCTCTGCGTAGAGCAAATCATATAGAGATTGCAAATCCAGTTACAATTAAAATTGTACATCTTCAACAACGGGAGGTAGTTTCAACTTGGAAGTAGATTAGAGTATTTTATTTTTTCTGCGTGTCTTACCTGCTCCAATCATTCTTATATATTTCTGTGCTTTAGTCGTTAAGTTTCGTTTTCTTTGAGTGAGAACATTTGCTTTTTTCTTTAAAGTTGATTGTTTACCTGTTAGTTTTTTTGCTGGTGGTGCGGGAGGCACTGGCTCAGGTGCTGGAGGTGGTGGCACTGGTTCAGGTGCTGGTTGTGCGGGAGGCACTGGTTCAGGTGCTGGTGGTGATGGCACTGGTTCAGGTGCAGGAGGTGGTGGCACTGGTTCAGGTGCTGGAGGTGGTGGAGGTGGTGGAGGTGGTGGAGGTGGTGGAGGTGGTGGAGGTGGGGGAGGTGGTGGTACTGGTTGAGGTGCTGGAGGTTGTGGCGCTGGTGGCTCAGGAGCAGGTGGAACAGGAGGTGCTGGTGGAGCTGGTGGCGCAGGAGGTGCAACTATAGATAATAAATTTGCAGGCAATATTGATGAGAGTACGCCTTTATGTTTTTCATTATATTTTTCTTGAAGTTTCAAGAAAAGTTCTTGTTCTTCTTTGGCTTTTACTTGACTTGGAAGACCTATTAAATCCATCCATGTTTCTTTATTAGTTGGACCTGAATCAGGCTTACATTCAAATCCGTGAAATGCATAATCAAATCCAAATAAATAATCAAGTGATTGAATGTGTGTAGCATCGACTTGCTTTGACATATTTCGTTTATCATATTCTTTTACTAAAATAGCCGTTTTTTCCTCACCATTGTATTTACAATACTTTATTAATGGATCCATTTTATCTATAACATTTACTGTTTTGTCCATAAAAAGTAATTTCAATACATCAGGAAACTCTATCTTACCTTTATCTCTAAAATAATTACCATAGGAATCAATAATAGAAATAGTATCTGCAAGTGGATTTTTACTGGCTGTAAAATTATTAATAAGTACAACAACTTCATAGTATGTGATAATCAAGATTGAGTTTGGCTTCTTTGAATTATATAAATAATACCACTTATTATCATTTAAATCTAAATTCAATAGATTGCTTTCAATCTTATAAAATACAGGCATTGAAACAAAGATAGACCATTTTGTTTTTTGTTCATCTATTACTATTTTTGTTATTTCTACAAATGCATCTGGTAGAGTATGATCATAATAATTATCAATTGTAAGTATTGATTTAAGATTATCAAGTTTTGGAGAACGTTCATATACAAGCGCTGTATTCACTTGTACTTCAACAGCCACTTCAACAGATACTTCAACTTGTTCTTCTATAGCAAGATTCTGTGAAACAGCGGTTGAAACAGAATTTTTTTGTTTAAGTTCATCTATAAGCGCCTGTTTATATTTCAGTTTTGTTTGAAATATAGAGAACATATAGTTAATAAATTCAGGGTAATTTTTATAGTCATTTGTAGGCATTAAGTCAAAAAATATTTTTTCTAAATACGATTTGCTATCTAAATTTGTCGCTTTTCTATATACATACTTTGAGCATTGAATCTTACTTTCTTTATTTGAAGATTCTAAGAACTTTGCATCATTCTCCTCCAAATATTTATAGAGTGCTTTATTCTGTTTTAATCCAGATTCTGCAGATATACTTTGTATAGTCTCTTTTAAATAAAAATCGATAGAATGACCTATATTAACAAATCGTAATCTAAATATACCTTGTGCAATTTCAGTCAAATTATTCTTATTTTTTATTGTGACAAGACCGTGTATTTTAAAAGGCTGTTTAAAATCTGTTCCAACACAGTGTTTATGATCGTAATATATAAATAGATCGTCAAATGTTTCATTGTTATAATCAAAAAGTTTTCCTTCTTTTATATATCTTCTTCTATCATCTCGAGTTACGAATAAAAATACTTTCTTATTTGCCGCCACTTCATTCTTTGATAGCATATATTCATAGAGAAGACGCACCAATTCTTCAGGTTCCGTTTTTAATATAATACCTGCCGTATCAATTAATGCGCCGTATTTTTTAGTTGTATCATCAATTGTGCTCTTTACATATTCAATAAGATTTTCTTCAGGGTTGCCTTCTTTTCCTATAATTAATTCAGGTGTGCGTGAAACAGTGATTCCATAGAAGGAGGCTTCAATCGATGCCTCAACAGTTGCATCGATTCTAATATCACTAATTTGTCCACCCCATAAAGTTCTCGAATCTGCTATATCAACAACCTCGTCTTTTATAATTGTACCAGGTTTATTCAGATTTACTGTTCCAGAAAATGTCACTTTTTTATTACTTATTGTCGGGTTAAAAATGTCGATCATACTTATGTTATTTTGTTCTTTATAGATTTTTACAAACTTAGGAAAGACGATTCTAGAAAGATAGAAATTAATAAAGGCTAGTTGATTTTCAGGAGTTTCATTTATTTTAGTTTGTATTTTAAGAAGAGCAGTTTCATATGGATTATTTATTCTTAATAAATTATAAACATCCATATAGGATTCTTCTAAAAGATAACTAATTTCAGGGAAAAAACTTTTAATAATAACAGGAAACATCATTTTATCTTGTAGAATTTCATCAAGTGAATGTATTTTCTTATAAATATACTTTACTAGAATATCTATATCAATTTTGCGGACTTTATTTGATAGATATGAATAGACTGTCAGCATAACAAACAACTCAAAATCAGTAAATTCACTCTCCTCGACTGGAGTTAGATTTGCACTGTAAGGGATCGCTACAAAATGATTCTTTTTATTATTATTAATGTAGGCTCCAAATCCAAAATTCTGATTATACTGCATGGTGAGAATTTGTGAAAATGTCATTGTTATTTTATTTTGAATTAATGGAGCCAGTATTGGATCATGCATATTACTATAGAGTAGAGTTGATTTATGTTTAATGTTTACATTAGCATTTGGAACAGGTTCAACTATTTTCTTATATAGATAGTTTTTAAGAATAGTAAAACAGATAGATAAAATCATATCATTCTGCTCATGAACGCCTTTTGTTGAAATTTCAGGAATATTTAAATCACTTTTTAATGGATTTATTAGTGAATCCACTTCATCAAAGATAAAAAAGTTAGGTTTTGCCAGATTCTTTTTATATTGTGTTTCTTCTTTTTTATCTGAATCATCATTTTTATCTGAATCATCAATTATACTCTTTAATAAATTTTCTTTGATTCGTGTATCGCTTATAATCTCTACTATTTTTAGTTCATCATTTGTATCTTGTAAAAACTTTTCCCTTGATGAATCCATAGTAATTAAAATGGGAGTCTCCTTGCGTGCAGTAAAATTAGGTAATATATTAAGTAAAGTAAAAACAATTTTATAACTATCTAATACTAAATGACTTGGCAGGACAACGAAGAAGTATCTAGGTGGCTCCTCTTGACTTGCGATTTTTTTATAATATTCGTGTAGTATAATCATAGGTGTAATGGTGGATGTCTTGCCTTGCCCCATTAAAATTTCATTTGCTACAATTGCATTTACAGCATCTTCTTCGTATATGGATTCCAAAATTATTTTTTGCTTTTCACGAATAAAATTGCCATTTTGTAATTCAAAGAGAATATCTTCAACTCGGCGAGGGCTTGTCCATGAATAGAGTAGTTCGCTGTCAAGTGGTTCTAGCATTTTTATTATATATCCACATAAATCTCTATCATCACAAAGTTTCTTTGACTGTAATACATTCGATATTTGTTTATACTTAAGATAGATTAAATTTTTATAAAATATGCTCCAGTAAGTAAGATAGAGGAATGAAATACTTTTCTCTTTTATATTTCTACTGTAAAGGAGTTCATTGAAGATTACATCAAATTCGTAAGTAGGGAGAATAGTTCCTTGAGGTGGCGCACCAGTGGGACGAGGAGAGGGGTGAACGGCTGGTTGTATTGTATCAACACTACACGGTTTTTGCGGATCACATGAATATCTAAACTCTTCTAAAAATGTTTTTAATGCTTGTATTTTATGTGGGTCATTAGTATTTTTACGAATTGAATCAGGAAATTCCATTTTCTTTCGAATATCCGCAAATGTTTTACTCATTTTTTTAACTTGAATATAATTTACATCTGTATCAAGTTGTAAAATGTAGTTCATTTTTATCATATCAATTGAAGGGTTTTCTTTCTTATAATACTTATCTCTTGCATTATTATAATCATCTGATTTATAATCAATGTATAATCCCCATGCTGGATTATTCATATTACTTTTTAAAAAATTTGTAAATATATTATAAAAAAACGAATATATTTTTATTTTCTTTTGTTCTATACCATATATATTTTCAATTGTTGCATGAAGTAAGTTAAGTGCAAGATAATTACTTGCATATTCATAGGATATAAATAAGGAAATTAATGTATCGTAATTATTTGTTTCTAATGAAAGATATGTATGATGTATATCAACTATACTGTATGTACTTTCAAAAATAGTTTCTAGATCTTGTATTTTTCCTAGTATCCCATTTAGTATAAGTGGATCCATAGTTGCCCAATACCATTGATAGTTTACTTTTGTTTTCATTTGTGTTTTTGGGTCTATTGTAAATCCTTTTGTTGCCTTACTATAATATTCTTTATAAAGATTAATTATTTTTTTTGACATTAAAAGAAGCAATTTCTTTATTCCAGTTTTTGTTTCAAGTAGAAAAATATTTGTTGTACCGAGTAACCATACGCCTAACATTGCTTCATACCTATTTGTATGCACATTATATTCAGTATCAGATTCATCAACAAATACCATTTCTTTTGTAGTAAAATTGTATTTAAAATGGGATTTTTCATGATTTATTAATTCAATTATATAAATAGAGGCATTTGTCCATACAAGTATCTCTTCAATTTTCATGAGTTTGATAAGTACTTTGGCAAAACCTTTGTGGTCATCTAATCCAGTTATAAAAATTTCATCTATTGATTGTAATTTATATTGTTCTGTTCCAAATGTTTTTTGTAAATATCCCGTTGTATTGTCTACACGAGTTGGTACAGATTTTCTATAATAATAGAGTTCGGTTGTTTCTTGTGTATTTCTTTTTTTATACAAAGGATATTGTACCTCTGGATGAATATATATATGTTCATATTCATCGTCTACCAATTCAGTGCGTTCATTTGATTGGCTAATTGCTTTTATTATATTTTCAGTTGATGAGTTTAGCACTATATTATAAATTAAATAATCATCGCGTGTTTTATAAAATGCATCGCCCTTTTTCTTTTTTATAAACTGATACTTCTTATTATTAGTTTCATAGACTATATCAAGATTCTTTTTATATGCTTTATATAAATTATTATTTAATGTATGAAAGAGTATATTGTCTTCATTTAAATATTTTAAAAGTTCATCTTTGTTTTGTATAACAAATTCATTTTTATAAAGATATAATAAATAAAGTAGCGATTCATACACTTTATTGGATAAAAATTTAAAATTTTTTAGGAAACTATCTGTATTTAAATTTTCAATAGCAGTTTTAATTAAATCATTACGTTTGTCAATTTTAAAATAATTTCTTATATAATTTAAATTTGTTATATTAGTTGGCGGAGTTCTTGTCATAATATCTTCCATGTCATCGCGCTCATATGGTCCATCTCGGTTGTACGAGGTATCACATACATTTATTAATATATTAAAGTATCGTATTTCACTTATATCAAGAGAACTTATATCACCAAAATTAATTAAACTTATTACAGTATTTATATCAGTCATTGCTGACATTATTATATGTAGACGTGATGTCATTTCTGAACGAGTACTGTTATATTTCTTCTCGTCATAAACATTTAATTCCGTTTCTGTAAATTTATTTATACCACCCCCTTGTTCATGTGGAAATTGTCGTCCACTTGTTAGTATAGGAATAGAAATATACAGACGAAAAGAAGAATTAGGGAGCGGATTTGAACTTATACTTTCTAAATATGGAACATTGCCTTCTGATATAAATTCAAACATGTAAAGGTACCAATTATCCCAAAAAAACTCATTTAGTTTCATATCTAGTGAATAAAATTTAGAAATATCACAAAAAAAAAGTCCTCTTTTTTTATATAACTCTATAAATATGTTACGAAATGAAAATCCATATAAATATGGGTTAGTTCTTTCTATAGAACTAGAATATAATACAAGTATAATTTTTTTAAGAAAAGTATCATCAATTGTATATACTTTAGAATAAACGTTTACAGTAGTAGTTCCAATGAATGGTATATCTATATCATCTGATATTTGATATATATGAAAAAAACACTGATGTGCAATATTTCTAATAATATCAAATGGGTCATATACATCATAATTTATTGCTTTCCAAGGTACTCCTTTTTGGAAATGTATATTGTCTAGTATCTTAGAAATACTTTTTATATAGTCTGCGTGCAGTCTATATCTACTAAATTGAGGGATGTCTTTATTTTCTGCTCTATTTTGTATATCTTCCTGTGTTATTTGAATTAAAGGTTCGCCGCCAGTTGTTCCAATTGCATTATAACACTCAAGACAGCATTTTGTAAGTACCATAAGAGACCAGTCAATTACATACGGATCCCTTTCATACTTTTGAGGCATATTTTTTCCAATAGAAAAATCATATGTACCAAATGTATCAAATGCCTCAAATACATCTTTTAAATCTACTAGTAATTTACTAGGTCCTCTTAAAAAAGAGTTAGCTTTATCAATAAAAGCTTTAACAAGTGGAATTGTAGAAACTGGTTCAGGTATAACTACTTTTTCCAAGTGTGTAGGTGCAGTCCAATCAAAGGATTCATATTTTTGTTTTAGAATTGTTCGTATTTTATTTTTAATTTCTGGGGATAAATCAATATCTTTTAATAACATATTCATTATATTCAGTGTATCCATCCATTTGTTGTCAAATTCATTTGGTGTCTTATTTTTAATTATATTAAATGTATCCTCTAATTCTAAAATCTTTTCAGTCACTTCAGTCTCTTTTATATATTTGATATATATTTGAAAAAGGGGATTGCTTTTGAATATGAAATGTTTAATAAAATAATAAGTAGAGAAAAAAGTACATGAACTTGATAATTGTTGTTCGTCATACAGTATAACATTACGAGTATTTTGTTTTAGTATTCGTACTATACATTTATAAAATAAATTCTCACCAATAATAGCTTGCTGTTTCGCTTTTGATTCTGCAAATGCTTCAAAATAATAGTCTGCGATTAAATCCCAGAATGGATCGCCTAAATCAAAGTCAATTTTTTTGCCCACAGCATTTGTTGCTGATTTATCCTGTTTTAATTTTTTAATTTCTTCTGCTAAACCAACTGGATTTGTTTTACGGAATTTTATATCAGATAGACTTTTTATACCATAAATTTTTTCTAGACCCTGATATTCTATATAGATATTTAGATTTGTTAGGTTTTTATTTCTTAATGAGGCTATAACTGGATTTAAGAATGTATGAACATAATAAATTGACTTTACCTGTTCAACTGAAACATTTGTAAATTGAATGATAATTGGACTTTTGTCATTTACGGGGTCTCCATGATAGTGAAGGCCTGCGCCTGAATTAACAATATACACATTATATGATTCAGATACAAGACTTTCTATCTTTTCAATATAGAGTATAATTGCATGACCGCCCCCATAGTCAGGTTCTGAGTCCCAACCGGATAAAAGTATAAACCCTTTTTTTTTATTAAGTATTTTATAGAATGTGTCAAATGAACCAATTCTTACATTATATATAGAATCATCTGCAGAGTCAAATTCTTCAAAAAATAGTTCTTGGCTAAGTGTTCCAGTCAAAATTCCATACTTTACATTGTCTTGTGCAGCATTAAATAGATACTTATAAAAAGTATGCGCTACTTTATATGATTGTGACCCTGATGTATTTCTTAAATATTGGTCAAAAAATAGATATTTAAAAAATTCAGTGGGAGTATTGTATTCCTCTTCGGCTTTTCCACCCCCAGTTTGTATTTTAGGGGTTCTTGACCTCATTCTAAATAGACTTACGTTTTTTTTACCGGAATTAACTCGTTTATGAATATATAATATACATAAAAAAATTAAGATGCTCCCAGTGGGGATTGAACCCACGACTTCGGCGTCCCTTGTATAGGTTTTCACTATAAGCACCACGCTCTACCAACTGAGCTATGAGAGCAAGTGTGCTCTCATAACACGCTTTCGCGGATCTATAAGAGCATTATCCATTGAACCCAGGACTGGGGAATTGCCTCAACTGGGGATTGAACCCAGGACCTACCGCTTACCTGAGGTCATGTCTCTGACACATACAAAGCGGGTGCTCTACCACTGAGCTATCAAGGCCTTTTAGGATACTCCTGGTGGGGGTCGAACCCACGGTCTTCCGCTTGCGACCGAGGGATTAACCCATGGTAGAAGGCGGACGCGTTATCCACTGCGCCACAGGAGCTTCCTAAGTATCTGTAGCGGCACCTCCTTAAGTTCTACTATTGAAACCCCTGAATTTCACTGAGTGAATCACAGAAAAAACTAGGGTCGTTATTTGGTAATACAGAAGGATGTGTATTTTTTGTATTAAATGTACTTATACGAATATCTGAAAGGGCTCGTATACAACATTCAACTGCATAGAGTGCATAGTTATCTTTGACAAGGGCACATAACTCTGGAAAATCAGTGTAGAGTTTAATAGTAAACTTATTTTTAAGAGTATCGAAAAAATGTGTGTCTTTCTCTGAGGTCATAATGTAACAGGTGGAAAATGTATATTTATTTAGAACACGTTCTATATTCAGGGGGCTCGTATCTGCATTTAAACTAGGGTGAATCTCTAAATAATCAGTGCGCCTTACATGAACACAGCAAATGGGTTGCGCCATTTTTGCAACAATTTTTTCAGCAAGTTCTCTGTAGCATTTTTTAAATTGAACAGTAAATGAATCATTTTCAATCTTCTCTCTATATCTGCGAAAGAGCAGATCATTAAAATAATCGGCTGGTATCCAAAAATAAATCTCAGCACGATCTACGTCTTTTGGCACTTCAGATAAAACAAAGTCTGGAATTTCAATATAGTCTGTAAGAATTGATTTTTCTTTTGAGGTGTGCTGTGAAGATAAATATATTGTAGGAAGTACTGGTATTAGACCCATAAATCGACTGATTTTTAAGAATTCTGTAAATCTGTCCTTCATATCTGTAAGTCCATTTTGTCTAGATAATTCTAAAACAAAATATTTTTGTCTCATTCCTATTCTATCAATTTTTATTCTTAAATCCTATGTAGAATGAATAGTGTAGAATCTATAAAGGCACCCGCGCGCGAAGTGAAAACTATCTGTAGTTCAGTTCCTAAAACGGCCTTTACTGAGATTATTAATAGTGCAGGTTCAAATACGCATAAAACGCAATGGTTAAATGTAAAGCGTTTCTGGAATCAGAGTTGTAATACTGCACAAAAAATCGTAGTGACTCCTCGTCCTAATGTCTCACTTTTGAAGAATATTGATCCTGCATGGTCTCGCAATATTCGCGACGCTGTTCTACCTTCAGGAGGTCGTCGCAAGACATATAAAAGGCGCAAGGCGCGTAAAACCCGTAAGACTCGCCGCATTTAAATCTCCTTTCGAACTTTCTCAAGAAGTCGTCCCATACGATTCCTTCCACAGCCATTGGGTCCCGATCCCCAATAGGAATCCCGAGGCATCTTTTCAATCAGCATAGCAGTTCCTGTAGACCGTAAAATATCTGCGACATGCGGATTCTGTGTAAACTTTGCCCGAAGCCCTTCGAGCATCACGATCTCTTTGACTTCCTCCCAGTCCTGTCGAAAATGCTCTGACTGAGTACGGCCAGCACGCTTTGCTCCTGTAGGTGTCTTAGTCATACGAATCTTCTCCTGAAGTAAAGGGTCACCTGGAAACTTTTGCGACTGGAAGAAATGTTCTACAGTCGGATAGGTTTTACCATTGAGTGTAAATGGAGCGTTATAGAAATTACTGAGTTCAGAAAATTCCAGTGACTTGGAGTTGAATTCGATAGCCTGCATTTTTACTAAAAAATTTGAACAGGATATACTTCAAATTTATTAGTAGAAAATGTCATTTGAAATCGCCACTTTCGAGTATTCTGATCTCTATGATGGAATGGCTACTGTGAAGCCAGATGAAGTGATTACGGAGTTTATGAAACAATATACTAGACACCTATCTCCTGAGTATTGTCCTGAAGATGAAGTGTGTTATTCTCAAGGGAGAACATGGCTCGCCTATAGCGATAAGTCAGGTGGTGACAAGCCTAAGATGGTTATGCTTATGGGACCCATTACACATGAACTTATTGCGCAGATTGAGGAGGCTGTACGCGTGTTGTATGTGAAGACGTGTAAAGACTGTGGTAAGGAGATCTCAAAAGAGAGGTCGCGCAAGTGGGCTTATTGTGAACCCTGTGCTAATGCATAAAGGCAGTCAATAAAATTTGAAGTTTTTTTGCGGGGTATGAAAAGGTATACCAAAATGTCTGAACGAACTCGTGTCCGCGCTATTCTCAGTGCTCTTACCGCCACCGAGCGTGCTGACTTGAAGAAGTTACTTCCAAAGGTCAAGATGCCAGCCACAGAGGCTGTTCGCTATCCAAATGCTCTGCTCACTGTCTTTCAGAAGGAGGAGTCATACTCAATGCTAGGTTGTGTTGCAGAAGAACTTCTACGCCTGGCACCTGATGCAGTCACCATGGACGCAGTCTGTAACGCAGCCAAGCAGATGGATCCAACCCTAACAGAGACCCTGCTCAACAAGATTCGAGTCTCTAAGACAACACAGCCGTTCATTGACCATATTGTCGCCACGCGACGTAAGATGGATGCAATCACTCACGGTGCCACACTTCGCTATGATGAAGTTGTCTCCTTTGACGCAATTGAGGGACATCCTGACGGACGAACAGATACTCTTATCTTTGAGGTGAAGTTGACTGGACAGATGAAGGAGAACTGGATGAGTTTCCTCTATCAGGTCTTTGCCTATGGAGCATTGGCTCCTGAGGCGACTGATCTCTTTCTCGTCTTTCCACTTCAGGAACTCATTTGGCATGCGAACATTCGCGAATGGGAGAATCGTGTGGCCTATCGTGACTTCTTGAATGCGGCTGCAAAGAAGAATACTGCAAATGCCGCGATGGATATGGTTCGTGGAGCGATGATTCGTGAGGCCTATCATATCGGGTATCATGCGCAGAAGCAGAAATCTCTGGTGACAACCATTATGGGTCTTGCTGCAGATACATCAAAGCCGTACCAGATTTTCCTCGGAAGCACCCAGAGTTCGC